GTCACGCTCGGCCACGTCGCCGCCGAGGAACGAGGTCCCCACGGCCTTCCCCTCGGTAAGCGACTCCAAGAGTGCCGCCTGGGGCTCCTCCAGGCCGGCGAGGGGGTCCGCCCACTCACCCAGAGGGACGCCGGGGTCATTCTCCACGTAGAGGAAGGCGTCCGCCTCCACCAACCCCCAACTGTCCAGATCCCGCGGGTCCGTTTCGATGCCTTCCGGCTCGAACATGCCCAAATCCCTAGCGGGGACCCACCACTCCGCCTCTACAGCCCCAGGCGGGAACTGGGGGGGATCATCCGGGTGATTGGATGTCACTGGGATGGCGACAACTTCATGCTCACCTGAGCGCAAAAGGTTCTTCCCGATATCAGCCCAGAGAAACTCGTTCCGCGGGATGCGGTGCGCCGAACCCCCTACACTCGGGTGGAGGCCGCTCATCATGGACAGGTAAAGGCCGCCCGGATTGTCTCTCCAGGCTTGATCCGGCCGCTTGGCCATCCGAGCATCGTAATACTCCGCCTCACGCTCCGCCTCAGCACGTGGGGTGCCCATCTTCTCGAACCAGTCAACCACATCCGCTTTCGTACGGAACGAAAACATACGCTGCGCCGCTCGGAGCAGCGCCTTCGCAGCACCTACATCCACGGAGAAAGACAACCCAGGCCCTCTTGGTGTCATAGCGGCCTTGAAGCCGTCCCGTAGAATGGCCTCTGCCCTCCGCCGTGTCGTGATGTGCCACACCCTGCTCATGGTACTAGCCTCCGACTGCGATCAGTCCAGCAACAGCCGGCGGCCACACCTCGGGCACGGCTCATCCGCCGGCACCCTTTTACCGCACGGGCACTCACGGTATGCCACGACTTCTACCCGCCCCGGCTGGGCCGGCTCAACGCCATCCATCTCCAGGTGTGGGGATGGCCGCCATTCCTTGTCCGCATTCTGCGCGCCCATCACTGCACCACTGGGAGGCCGGAGAGCGCGCTGATGAGCTTGACCCGCGCCTTGGCGCTCTCTCGGTGCTTGTGTGCTTGACTCTCCGCCATCAGCCTGGTCCCCTCCTTGAAATGTAGGGTCAGACCATCCTCCAGTGACGAGTTGGCCTCTGGCTGCCCGCCGTTCTTCTTCGGCATGAAGGATTCCCGCACATCCTCCGTCACCTGGGAGACCGTCATCACGTCTTGGCTCCCCTTGTACAACGTGGCGTCCACCGTAGGCCAGAGGTCCTTCACGCCGTCGTCACACTCGGTGATGACATCACCGGGGATGTCTTTGATCGAGTCGTACGGCCCGAACCCGCCGCCGCCCGCGCCCTCCTCGGAAGCGCCTTGGTACACCTTCTGAATGAAGTCGCTGGAGAAACCTCCGTAGCGACTGAGGCAGAAGGGCACCCACACCGTCATGTTGAGCTTGGCATCCATCCCGAAGCGGATCGCCCGCTCCAGGCGGTCTGTCTTGAGCTGGATGACTTCGTTCCGCTCGATCTCCTCCAGCGGAGACACCGTGGCCATGCACACGGTGAAAGCGTTTTCATCGCGGTAGGGGTCCAGGCCCCGGAACGCCAGGTCAATCATGAGGAGACGCGCCACTTCGACCAGGAAATGCTCCTGGAGGCGAGAGGCACGCCGCGCGAACGGTGCCCACTGCCGCGCGAGGGACTGCCCAGGCGAGTACTGGCCGACCTCCCCGCGCCCCAGGTACCCGAGCGGGAACCCCATCCCGGCCGCCAGGCGCGCCAGGAAGGAGTCATAGTCCCGGAGTAGGTCGTTCGTGCTCGTGGCTGGGAAGTTCTCGATGCTGGTCTGGTTGTTCGTGCCCCTGGGAAGGATGACATCCTTGGCCGGGTCCGGGTTCGCTCCAAACGAGTCGAACCCGGTGGCGTCCGGGGAGAAATGCCACTCCCGGTAAAGCCGGCGCTCGTAGTCGTGAATCATCATCCAGGCTTCGTCATGCGTCAGGCCAGTGGTGTCCATCAGCACCATGAGCCTATCTGGCCGGCGTAGGAGCCGCTGGATGACGATCTGGTCCTCCATGAGCTGGAGCTGCCGCCAGGTGATGCGCGAGCCCCACAGAAACGAGGCATTCGCGCCGTAGGGGTCGCACATATCCCGCGAGGGCAGCCGGAAGTGAAGGACCCGGTAATGGGGGACCGAGCTGTCCGCCTCCCGCGAGGGCCGGCCGTACTCATCGGCCGGGGCGAACCCGATCAGGCGGCCGATGTCATCCTCGATGCGCGCCACGACCCAGGGGTCGTAGGGCCGGAGGGCAATGACTCCCTTTCCGCGGGCGCTGGCCACGTGCAGAAACACGTCGCCGTCTCGCGCCATGCCGCGGAGTATGGGGAACGCTTTGCGGCCCATCTCCAGCCGGTCCAGGGTGCCCGACAGAATGTTGCGGATGTCCTGGTTCTTGGACTCGATCCAGATGACCCGCTTCCGCTCGGGGTCCTTCTGCGATGCATTCTCCCCGTACTCGTCCATGACGGAAGCGATCAGGGAGTCCGTGTCCATCTCTCGATAGTTCCAGTACAGCTCGATGCGGCTTTCCTCGGTGGCGTAGACGCCGAGCGCCTTGTAGAAGCTGTGCACCCGCGACTCGCGCCGCAACGGGTCCGAGGAGTCGTGGCCACGGGAGGACCCGTAATGCTTTGGGGACCTCGACACGCGGCGATCTGGGAGACGGTCGAGTTGTGAGACGCGGGCGAGGGCCGCCCATGGGTGCTTGACCATCTCCCAGAGGGTGGGGATTTCACGCGGCATCGGTTACACCTTCCCCCGCCTTGGATGCATCACGGAATCGTTGATGCTCCGCGCCACGAAAGCGACCTCCCCCTCGCCTTTGCGACGGAGCGCCTCAACCCAGGAACGCGGAGGGGCTCCCCAGTACCAGCTCTCGAATGTGAACGATCCAGGGCCCTTCATCTTCGAGTAGGCCGGGGCGATCTCACGAGGCCGGAACTTGCTGAAGCTGAACTGCACATTGCCGACGCTGTTCTTCGTGTCGATCACTTCGGTGCGGCCGCCGGGCCAGGAGAACACGATGGCTTCCTGGTCGAACTCTTGGCCCCACTTGATAGCGAGGTTCCGCAGCAGGATTACGTCCTTGTCCACCTCGACACCGGCCGGGACCCCGAGGCGCGTAGAGCCCACCGGGCCTTCCGTCAGCGCAGCCTTCCGTGCGGCTGGGATCAGAATAGAGGGCTCCTCAGCCGGCTCCTCCCCCTCCTCCGCCCACACCCCAACGATGGGGATGAACCCGTACCCAGCCTGACGGACGCGCTGCTTCAGCTGTTGTAGGGCCTGCTTGTTACCGGCCGGTGTGCGTTCGCCCCTGTTCGCGGACAGGATAGCGAACCCGGTGTCATTCCACTGCCGCCAGACCCGCGACAGACTCCGCTCGGTGAGCAGAGCGCCACGCTCGGCCGGCTCGAAGACCTCGTAGGAGAACACGGCCATCGCTCACCTCCTCACTTCGCCTTGCGCATACGCTTCACGAGCATCCCGAGCCCCTTCATCGTGCGCTTCCTGACACGCTTCCCCGCTGCGAACGCACGGATGCCGTACTTGTAGTCGGCCACCATGTCCACGACGGACGGGCCGGTGCTGTTGTGTGTCCAAGGGGTGCTGCCAAGTGTGTCCTCGAATATGTCCTGCATCGCGTCGTCCACCGGGTTGCGCCCCACAGCGCCGGTGGACGTGTGGAAGTGCACCCGAGGCCAGTCCCGGTACAACTCGGCCGGGTAGTACGTCCTGGCCTTCACCCTCTTGGCCGGCATCTCCGTGATGAACTTCCAGGCACTGCGAAACTCCTTCTTGTAGTCGTAGGTCCTCCACCACCGGATGTACTTGTCATAGCCGCTGGTGTCCGAGTACGACTTGATCTGGCGCTCGTAGTAATCGCGGTTGGACCTGTCGTGCGGCTTCTCCCGCTCGCCGGCGGCCATCCGACTCTCGTAGTCCCGCAACCACTTCTCGTACTCGCGCTTCACCTCCGGGAGCTTCCGCCTGGATCTTGCCTTCGCGTCCTGGGCTTCTTTGATGAGACCGCCGACCCATGCGTCGGCCTGCTGCCCCGCCCTCTGCGTGTTGGCGTTCACCCAGGTGATGAACTTCTCCAGGGCGGCCTCGTACTCGCCCGCGTCCGGCTCGTGCTCTGCCCACTCCGGCGGCACCAACCCGGCCTTCTTCAAGACGCGGAGAACAACGGCCATCTGGTTCTGTGTGAGCTTCTCGCCGGCCTTGAGCTTCATCTCCATATCGTAGGTGAAGTCCCCGGCCAGCTTCTTCAGCTCCCAGTCGGCGTCGATGTCGTTGATCTTCTCCATGGCGGCGGCCAGGGAGGCGTACTTCTTCCGTAGCACTGCCTCCTTTGCGCGCTGCTCCGCTCCGGTGGCATCCACCCGGAACTCTCCGATCCCCTCGCGCTCGAACGTGACCTGGGCCGTCTCCTGGCGCACGTGGTACGTGTACGTCCCTTCCTCATCGCCGCCGGTCGGGTGCTGCACCTTCGCCTTGATACGATAGAGCAGCCCGTAGTCGTCGATGACGAAACCCTGGTATGCGTAGCGCACCTTGGACTTCCTGGACTTGGCGTAGGGCAGCTTCCGCGGCACGTCCAGGTAGATGTACTTGTCCGCGTCCAGCCCTTGTCGCTCCGCCCAGGCCCTCGTCTCCTGGCCGTAACTCTGGAGCGCCCGAATCCTATCAGCCAGAAAGCCGGCCTGGCGCTGGGACTTCCACAAGCCGCCGTTGTACTTCGCCAGGGTGTTGAGGCTCTTGGCGTAGTCCTCGATCTCCTCCAGCACCTGGTAGTCCGGTATCTCCAACTCTTCGTCAAGCGCGCGCTCCGCCATCACATGGAGCACTTGCTTGCGCGCTTTGGGGGCCGTCACGGTGGCCCGCTTGGGGCAGGGGTTGATCGCCTGGCCTACCGCGAGGCGATGCTGCGCACCCAGGATCTCAGCGAACCGCTTGCGCTTCTCGGTGTCATCCCAGTCATGGTCGTCCCTGGAGAGCACCAGGAGATCGTCGGCCACAGGCTCCAATGCCATCTGCCACATCTCGCGGCGCTCTTGAAGGACCTGGTAGGTGAATCTCACCACGCCTCCCCAATCACTTCCACCTCCACCTCGTACGTGATACCAGCCGGTGTGATGTCGGCCCGGTAGGGGAGGTCGCTCTCCAACGCCCAGTCCATTTCGACGTTGCGGAGCGTGTCGGCTTCGAGGCTGTTCCGGATGAGTCCGAGAATGCGTGGCTTCAACGCTTGCAACGCGGCCTGAGACACGCTCGTGGCCTCCCTCCCTCTTGGGTCAAGGAGCGCATCCAGTGCTTGCCTCTTCGTGACTTTCGCCAAGAACTTGGGGAGCACCCTACGTTGTTTTCCGAACAGGCGCGCCAGCGGCCAGCCACCGGAGCTTATGTGGAAGCGTGTCCTCATCAACGTGGCGAACGACTCATCCGCATCGGGCTCTGGCTCCTGATCGGCGGCGTACTCGACATCGATCACGCGGATCACACGCCCTTCCGT